TGAAGCTTATGAAAGAATTGGATTAGTTGGTACAGCTGGTCATCAATTATTAAGTGCTAGAAGATCATTAAATATTTTATTTCAAGAGTGGGGAAATAGAGGAATTCATTTCTGGGAAATTGGAAATACTAATATTGATTTAACTGAGGGCACTCAAACATACGATTTTTTTAGAGATAGCGCAGATGGTACAAGTGCAACTACTGCACCTGTAAATGGTATATATGGAATAACAGATATACTTTCTGCTTCATACAGAACAGATTACAATACAACAGATCAAACAGATTTACCTTTAACAAAAGTTGACAGATCTACTTATGCAGCTTTTTCAAATAAAATGGTCAAAGGAACACCAAGTCAATTTTGGGTTCAAAGATTTATAGACAAAACTACAATTACAATTTACCCTACGGCAGCAAGTTCTCAAGCTAGTAATTATATTAACATTTATTACTTAGCAAGAGTTCAAGATGTTGGGTCATACACTAACGCAACAGATGCTCCATATAGATTTATACCATGTATGGTAATGGGATTAGCCTATTATTTATCGATGAAATTTGCACCACAAAGAACACAAGAATTAAAATTATTATACGAAGATGAATTACAAAGAGCTTTACAGGAGGATGGATCAGCGGCAAGTACGTACATTACACCGAAAACTTATTATCCAAATATATAATGACTATTATAACTAAAGGAATGGGCATTATAATGAAAAAAGGAGGAGGAGATCTTCTTAAAAAATCTAAAAAATTTCCAGGATCAAAGTCTGATGAACAATTACAAAAAAAAGTAGACACAAGAATTAGACGTGGAAAAAGAGTTCGAGGAATTAAAGGACAAATTGGTGGAGATGATATTGACGTTCATGCAAGAATAGGACGTACTCAAAGATATAGAAACCTTGCGGCTTCTTCATTAAAACAATTTAGAAATCCTGAAAAGTATAAATCAAAAGTTATGGAAAGTGGAAAAGGATCAAGTGGTGGAACAATGCCTTCAAACATTGATAGAAAAAAAGCAAGCCGAAGAAGAAAATTAAGAACAAAAGGCTCACCATTTAAAATAGGCACTTTTAATAAAAAAGAAATTCCACAAAAATATAGAAAGGATATTAAATAATGGGACAATTTTCAAAAGGTAAAAATGCATTAATGATTTCAGACCGTTCTGGAGCTGCATTTCCATATAGAGAAATGGTTCAAGAATGGAATGGTTTATGGGTACATACTTCAGAATATGAACCTAAACAACCGCAAATTAGTCCAAGACCCGTGGGCGCTGATCCACAAGCTTTGCAACATGCAAAACCAGCTAGAGTAGAATTTGGTATAGCTGATGTATTAGGGTTTAATCCTTTGGTAACTTATCAAATTGGTTCTCCAATTGTTAATGTTAATTTACCTGGACATGGATATAAAACAGGAGATGTAAAAAGATTTAGAGGTGCACCGGGTGCTGCTGGAGTTTATGGAACTCCTGATGGAGTTGGTGGAATTACAGGAACAACAATTGCAAAAGCTGCAGGATACACTATAACTGTAGGAAAATTTGTTAATGGCGTAACAGATACAACTGGTCCAAATGGTACAGGTTTATTTGGAACTAACTGGTTTTATTTTAGTGCTGATACAAATGCAACAATTGTAGAAACAGGAGGAGGCTATCCGATCTCAGTAGGACCGGTTACTTTACAAGCATAATGGCTGGATACACTTTATCAAACTTACAAACAGATATTAAAAACTACACTGAAGTAGACAGCACTGTTTTTACTGCTGCTGTATTAAATAGATTTATTGAAAATGCTGAATATAGAATTGCTTATGATCTTCCTATGGATTCAGATAGAGTTAGATCAGATGCTCAATTAGCTACAGACTTTAATAGTATAAATGTTCCAGCTGGTTGTCTATTTGTTAGAGGCGTTCAAGTATTTGACTCTACATCTTCTCGAACAGGTCAAGGACAATTTTTATTAAAAAGAGATCAAACTTTTATTCAAGAATATGTTGGAGAATTAACAGGGACTGAAGGAAGTCAAACAGGTCAAGATACTACAGGATTACCTAAATATTATGCTATGTTTGGAGGAGCTACTGGCACAACTTCAACTACTTCAGGTGCTATTTATATGTCTCCTACCCCTGATCAAAATTATTTATATACTATTTATTGGAATAAGATTCCACCTTCTTTGGAGACTGATACTTCTGGAACATATGTAAGTAAATATTTCCCTCAAGGGCTCTTATATGCATGTTTAGTAGAGGCTTTTTCTTTTTTAAAAGGGCCTGCAGACATGTTGACATTATATGAACAAAAGTATAAACAGGAACTAGCGAAATTTGCAAGTATGCAAATAGGGAGACGAAGACGAGACGATTACACAGATGGTACTGTACGTATACCGATCGAGTCGCCGCCTCAATAATAGGAGATAAATTATGGCAATAACATCGGCAATTTGTAACAGCTTTAAACAAGAAATATTAGTGGAAGGTCACAATTTTACTAATGGTACAGACGCATTTAAACTATCTTTATACACAAGTTCAGCAACTTTAAGTAAATCAACTACAGCGTACACAGCACCAACAGATGGTACAGCTGATCCAACAAGCACTTACGAAGTGAGTTCAACTTCAACAGGATATACAACAGGTGGAAACGCTTTAACAAGCACAACTCCAGTTTTATCTGGTGACACTGCGTGTTGTTTATTTGCAAGTACGTCATGGGGATCAACAGCATCATTTACAGCAAGAGGATGTTTAATTTATAACTCAACAAATTCTAACAAAGCGGTTTGTGCAATTAATTTTGGTGCAGACAAGACTGTAACAACTGGAACTTTTACAATTCAATTTCCAGCTCAAACAGCAGGCAACGCAATTATTCAAATAGCATAGGAGGCCCATGTCTACGGGATGGGGACGACTAACCTGGGGACAATCTCAGTGGAATGGTTCTACTGTTCTAGCTACAGGATGGGGTGCTAAAGGTTGGGGTAATAGTGAGTGGGGAGATCTTTCTGATGAAACTATTACTCTTACAGGTCAATCCGCAAGCACTGCAGTTGGAAGTTTAACAGAACTAATAGAAGTAAAACCTGGTTGGGGTACACTTAAGTGGGGTGAAAATGGTTGGGGTTCAGTTGAAAGTGCAATTGAAACTTTAACCGGTTTATCAGCTACAACATCTTTAGGAACTTTAACAGAAATACCTGGACAAATAGTTGGTTTAACAGGTCGATCTGCAACTACAACAGTTGGCTCATTAACTATTGATGCAAGTTTAACTCTTTCATTAACTGGTCAACAATTAATTTCTTCTTTTGGAAATGTTTCTCTTGATGAACATTCAGTTGGATTAGTAGGTTTATCAGCTACATCATCAGTAGGAACTTTAAATCCTGCAGATGTTATAGGTATAACTGGTCAATCAGCAAGCACTGCTTTAGGCACTCTAACAACGAGTTCTGATCCTATAATGACGTTAACAGCGCAATCTGCTACCACTGCTTTAGGTGCTTTAACTGCTTCTCCAGTTACTTTAACAACTTTAGCTGGTCAGTCAGCAACTGCATCCGATGGTGCCCTTACTACGATTCAACAAACAAATGCTAGTCTAGTTGGTTTAGGACAATCGATGACAGCTAGTGTAAATGGACCAGGTTTAGTGCTTAAATATTACGGAGATAAATCACCACATACCAGCGCAAGTTATAGCAATAAAACACCAAGAACAAGTGCTACTTATACGAATAAAACACCTGCATAATACTATTGACTTTAAACTAATGAGAACATATAAACTAAAAAACTAGGAGATTTTTACAATGGCTTCAACATATAATAGTCTTGGTATTCAATTAATGGCAACCGGAGAAAATGCCGGCACATGGGGTACAAATACAAATAACAATTTAAATTTCATCATGAATACCCTTGGGTATATTGATGTAGCATTAACAGCTGATAGAACTTTAACTATTCCAGATGGATCTACAGGGACTTACGATGGTAGAGCTATGTGGGTTAATTTATCAGGGACTACTGGTGGTTCTAGAGTTTTAGATATAGCTGCACAAGCAGGAGACCCTAATGCTAATATTGAAAAACCTTTTATCATTGTAGATAATACAACTAAAAGTTCAGCAGCTAATACAATTACATTTAAAGTAACAGGTCAAACGGGGATTGTAATACCTACTGGAGCAACCGTTTTATGCTTCCACAATGGGACAGATATTGTTTCATCAGGTTTTCCAAGCACTACAGGGGCTCAGCCTGCGTATACTTTACCAGCAGCCGATGGTACAAATGGCCAAGCTTTAGTAACTGATGGTTCAGGAGTTCTTAGTTTTGGATCAGCTGGAATATCAACAGGAAAAGCTATTGCAATGGCAATGATTTTCGGGTAAAAAACAGAAGGAATTAAATTATGGCAAATCCAAATATAGTAAATGTTACAGATATTAAAGGTGGCAATTATGGTTGGGCTTTATCCAACACTTTAACTGCAACTTTATTAACAGTTGATGCAGAAAAAATATTAAAAATTAATAGAATAGTATGCGCAAATGTTGATGGTACAAGTGCAGCAGATTTAAATTTATATGTTGATGGCATGGGAACAGGAGCAGCTAATGGTTTAACACCAACTGGTGCTTCAGCAACAACATATTTAGCAAAAACAATTTCAGTTCCAGCAGATGCTTCTTTAGTAGTATCAGATACTCCCATTTATTTAATGGAAGGCGATGTTCTTAAAGGAGGAGCAAGCGCAACTGGAGACTTAGAACTATTCATTTCATATGAAGTCTTAGACGACGCTTAGGAGGTTTAAATTATGGCGCAAGGAAACGGCGGAATAATTGGACCTGTCAATACAGTTAATGCAGCACAATGTATATCTGAAAAAACTTCAACTTTTCCAGCAACAGGTACTTTTACCGCTCAAGCTACAGCTGATGTAGATTATTTAGTAGTCGCTGGTGGAGGTGGTGGTACAAGAAGTTCTGGTGGAGGCGGTGGCGCTGGTGGTTATAGAGCTTCTACAGGTGGACCTTCTCCTTTAAATGGAACAGCAGTTCCAGTAGTTGCATGTACAGCATATGCTATTACAGTTGGTGCAGGTGGTGCTGGTGCGCCAGCTCCAGGTGCAGCAGGCTACAGTTCTTCTGGAGCAAATTCAGTTTTTAATTATAATGGTGGCACAATAACTTCTGCTGGAGGCGGAGGTAGCGGAACTCCTACAGCATGTGGTGGAACAGGACCTGCTCCCGGAGTGGGAACAGGATGTGCCGGTGGATCCGGTGGTGGTGGAGTAGGTGGTTATGGTGGAAACCCATGTGGTGGTGTTGGTGGAGCAGGAGATACTCCTGATGTAGACCCTGATCAAGGTACTGCCGGAGGAACTTCAACAGCTGGTGCTAGCTCATGTGATGCTGGTGGTGGTGGTGGAGGTGCAACTGCTGCTGGTGGAAATGGTAATACAGGCGCTGGTTCAGGAGGTTCAGGAGGTGCTGGTGCAACAAATAATCTTTCAGGAAGCTGTGTAACTTACGCTGGTGGTGGCGGAGGTGGAGTAAGAGCAGGTGATGGACAACCTAATAGTAGACCTGTGGGACCCGGTGGATCTGGTGGTGGAGGATCTGGTGGAAGAGGTGGACCTAGTCCAGTCGCAGCTCAAAATGGAACTGCTAATACTGGCGGTGGCGGTGGCGGTAGTGGACCTAATTTAAGTAACCCATCTAACTGTGGAGGAACAGGTGGATCAGGAATAGTAATTGTAAAAGAACCTGCATTAAGTATTCCTAAAACTGCACCAGGTATGTGGCAAATGAATACCGTATATGATTTCGTAAAAAATAATAATTGGGTTTCTGTGGAAACAACAACAAATTATTTAGTAGTCGCTGGTGGTGGTTCAGGCGGACAAAAAGAAGGTGGTGGAGGTGGAGCTGGAGGTTATCGTGCTTCTGGTTATGGACCTTCTCCATTACAAGGTTCTGCAATTAAATTAACTCCAGGACCACATAGTATTACAGTTGGAGCTGGAGGTGCTGCTCGTACAGGATCACAACCTGTCGCTGATAGAGTTGGTTTATCAGGAACTGATTCAGTATTTTCAACAATAACATCTGCAGGTGGAGGTGGTGGTAACTCTGAAGATTCTGGTTTAGCATCTCCTAATGCAAGAATAGCTGGAGGTTCAGGTGGTGGTGCTTCTGGTGGTAATAGTCCAGGTAATGTTAAAGGATTAGGAAATAGTCCTCCAACAGATCCTCCTCAAGGAAATTCTGGAGGATGTGGTGGTGGTATACCTGGACCAACTAATAATATTTCAGGTGGTGGTGGTGGAGCAACTGCAGCAGGTATACCTTCTTGCGGTGGAAACGCAGGTATTGGTGGAGCTGGAGCACCAAACACAATTACAAATGCTGCTGTAACTTACGCTGGTGGTGGAGGTGGAGGTTTTTATTCTCCTGGTTCACGAACTGGTGGAGCCGGTGGAGCTGGTGGTGGAGGAAAAGGTGGAGACTTCCCTGGATGTGGTCAAGGTGTTAATGGTACAGCAAATACTGGTGGTGGAGGTGGTGGAGCCTCTCAAGGACCAGGACAAGCTTATTGTACTACAGCTTCAGGAGCAGGTGGATCAGGTGTTGTAATAGTACGTGTACCAGGATCAACCCCTCTTTCAGTGGCACCAGGAACTAATAGTATTGCAACATTACCAGGACCAGCTGGAGGATGTAAAGTAGCAACATTTACCGTAACTGGAACGTTGACAATATAAAAAAATTAAATTAATATATAACTTTTAAGGAGTATAAATATGGCACACTTTGCGGAATTAAAAACAATGACAGATCCTACTGGATTTACGTCAGATTCACATCAAGTAGTACAAAGAGTTATAGTTGTAGGTAATGATATATCTACAGCAGCAGGACCACTAGGAGAAAATGACATGCATGTTGATGGAGAAACATGGTGTATAGATTTTTTTAAAGGTGGAACTTGGAAACAAACTTCTTATAATCACAATTTTAGAAAACAATATGCAGGAATCGGAATGGTTTTTGATGCTGCAAAAGATAAATTTTTAGGAAAACAACCATATCAATCGTGGTCATTAGATGGTAATGATGATTGGCAAGCACCAGTTACTTTTCCAACTGATACTACAGATAAAAGAATTATTTGGGACGAACCTAATTTAAGATGGACTGCAACTGACAATTCAGATCCAGTAAATAATTTCAATTGGGATGCATCAGCGCTAGCTTGGGTGTCCGCATAAGGAGACTCATATGGCTAGTCCTTCAGGATCAGCAAACGGCGGTATTATAGGACAAACGAATAACACTTCGTTTGGAAAAAATAAAGTTACAACTGTAACAGCAAGCTCACCAAGCGCAGTCACAACACAACCTGGAACAGGATTAATAGATACAATTATAGTTGCTGGAGCTGGTGGAGGTGGAAATGACGGTGGTGGTGGCGGTGGAGCTGGTGGAACAAGAAGAATTAATTCAATTCCTGTTTGTGGAGCTACAGCTTTAGGTGCAGTCACTATTGGAGCTGGTGGTGCAGCGGGAACTCCAGGAGCACCAACCGCACCCGGTAGACAAGGTGTAAATTCAAGTATAGTTATTGGTTGCACAACCTACACATCAACTGGTGGTGGTGGAGGTGGAGGAGATGGAACTAATCCAGGAGGACCAAGTGATGCGGGAGCAGGACAACCTGGAGGATCAGGTGGTGGAAGAAGAATTGCAGTTCCTTTTCCAGCAGGAACAGGAAATGCTGGAGGATATGATCCTGTAGAAGGATATCCAGGAGCAGCACAAACTCCAATATGCGGACCAAATTATTTAGGATCAGGTGGTGGTGGATCTAGTGCAGCATCAACAAACACAATAGGTGGAGCAGGAACAGATTTTAGTCCAGATTTTCCAGGAACACCAAACTCTGGAGTTTATGGTGGTGGCGGTGGAGGTGGTGATGGCCCCGGAACTCCTCCAGATAGTGGACCAAGAGCAGGAGGAACTGGTGGTGGTGGAGCTGGCGGAAGAGGACCAGGTAGTAATGGTGTAGCTGGAACTGTTAACACAGGTGGTGGTGGAGGTGGTGGTGGCCAAGTGTCTACTTCAGGTGGAGCAGGTGGATCAGGAATAGTTATCGTAAAAGAATTAGATAAAGCAAGTGGTATGTGGTCAATGCAATCACAATTTGAAGCGCAATCAGCTGGAACATGGCCAGTAAAAACTTTAGGCTGTATTAGTTTCTTAGTTATTGCTGGTGGTGGAGGTGGTGGATATTCAGTAGTTGGATCAAATTCTGGTGGTGGAGGTGGAGCTGGTGGTTATAGAAATTCATATGCTTCTGAAACATCAGGTGGACCTGGTGGTTGTACAGAAACAAAAGCAAGTGGAATATTAGCAGGAACTCATGCAATTACTGTAGGTGCTGGTGGTACAGGTGCTACTGGTGCTCCTGGAGCAACAAATGGAAATAATAGTGTAGCATTATGTATAACTTCTCTTGGAGGTGGTTTTGGAGCAAGTTCTGTACCATCCCCGACATGTTCAAAAACTGGACAACCAGGTGGATCAGGAGGTGGAGCATCTTATACTGGTCCTGGAACTGGTGGTAGTGGTAACGCATGTCAAGGTTTTCCTGGTGGTAACAAAGGACCTAGCTCAGACGCTGGTGGTGGAGGTGGTGGAGCAGGTGTTGCTGGATCTGCTGGTGGACCATGGGGATGTAGTGCTGGTGGAGCAGGTGGAAATGGTTTGACTTCAAATATTACAAACACTCCTACGGCAAGAGGTGGTGGTGGAGGTTCTGGTGGTGGATCATTCCCAAGTGTACCAGGCCCGCAA